GGGCAATCGTCGGTATAAAAGCGCTTCCCAGTGGACGTGCTCCATTGATTGTTTCTCTCTAATAAAAATTGAAAACTCTTATCCCAAAAATATAATTTTTTGGCCTTATTTCCCATTTCTGTAGATTCAATATCTTCAACATCATACACAACAGCATTCAAAGATAGCTTAAACAATTCGTCTGGTAATTCTTCTTTAGACCCAGGCCATATTTTTATTTTTATTTCATCCCTAGCATCTGATCGAATGTGATAATACGCCCCAGTATACGAACGTTCAAACGACTCCATTTCATTGTCAATGATTACATATCCACGCATAGGCCAAAATAATAAATCATCTTCTATGCACAATTGCATAATACTATGCGGGGCAACTTTGTATTCTGCCTGTTTGTGGTTGTTCAATGATACAGAATAGTTCCATAGTTGCTGTCCAACCATCCTAGAATGTTCTGTTAGTCCTGGGTAATCTGCCTCTAATTCGATTTGTTTTGCTGTACTAGAGTTTCCACCAGAACCACCAGAACCACTAGCTATATCAACACTTTCATCTTCTTGAATGAGACTATTTTGTGGGTTCTGTTGGATTCCCTCTATTGGTGGCCCACCATTCTGATATGACATTGGCTGACCTTCCGCATTTAGGGGAGGTTGCACAATAACACTGGCATCATTCAACAACTCAGGTGCTTCTATATTATTTGCCAAGTTTTGAAAACGTTGACTTTTATTTGTTGTAATATCACTCATTAGGCATCATCAATTTTAATATTATTTAGTAGGTTTCTTACGGTTATGCTATTTATTATTTTTAATGTATTTCCAACCTTTGGATTTTCCGTTGGGTTTATTATTTGATTTGCACAGCAAATCACCCACCACAACTTTACATTGTTATAAAATTTCCACGCAATAAATGCCCATGTGTCATTCAATTCAATAGTGTAATTCTGATAAAAGGATTTATCCATATTAGTCGGAAAATTGACAGTTTTACTTAGATTATAAAAATAATAATCATCATCCGTTGTATATACATTAAAAATATTTTCAAAACTAGACGAATTTAATGCGCGGTTTATGTCTGGTATATCATTTTGTTTCATTTATTCTCCAAGCAGATTTTTTCCCGTGTCTATAAGTGTTTGTAATGCAGTAAATCCAGCACCCGTCAGATCATTCGTGGCCGCTGTTAACCCTGCCTGTATGGCTTCTTGTTCGGGGGTTGGTGCTTCAATCGCAACATTGGCTCCAGAAGAATTCCACACCTCATCGTACAAATTTCTGCTTTGTGCAATCAATTCTGTAAAAACCATACTCAATTTCCACGCATCTGGTATATTAAAGTTATCAATTTTATTTATTGTGCCCATGTTGTCTATAGCTAAATTAGATACGACTGACACTGGCGAATATCTAACCCCAGGAACGTTTACGGAATAAAGACATGGTGGCAATATATTTAGAAAACTTGATTGTTCGTGCAGATTTTGTTTGGTCAATTGTTTTAATAATTCCATATTCGACGTGTAACCAGCACTGGTGGTGTTTAATAAATACAATTCAAATGACACCGTTGCAGGGGTAACACCACCCCAGCTTTGTGGGCGAACAATACCTGCTGTGGGTGCGCCGTATTTGCCAAAACCTTCAATAATTTTTTTTGCGTTTCCTAATTTATCCCCAAGCATCCCTTCTGATGCGTTCCATGTTTGCTGGATGGTTTGGTTGTATTGGGAATAAAATGGGAATATGTATTCCCCGCCTGTTTTTTTTGCGACATATAGCCCCTGATATGGGTTATCTCCACCACCACCAGATGATATCATATTTTGCCAGTAATTAATACCTTGGAGGATTCCACTTGAATTTTGTTGATATTCAACAAGTTCAACTGATGGCATTTCTTCTAAGGCTTTTGCCGTAAATTCCGAAGCTGTCCATATGAAAGAATTGGGGACTGTAAAATCAAACTGCTTCATTATGCGTACTCCTTAAATCTTGTTCTAAACGAGTGTATTTCATCGCCCCTGCCGCCAGTATTAGATATTGGTGGTAGGTTATCTGGGCCATTGGATGGGCGATCACCACTGTTGGCAAGATTAGAAACTAATAACTGCAATGTTTCTGATAATCTTTGTATTTCTCTAACAACCTTGTCTTGATTTGTTTCTACGGACACGCTTGGTTTGTTGTCTTTCAAAGTATCAACTAGTTCATTAAAAGTTCCAGTTGATTTAACACTTAATATATTATCCTTTGAATCAAATTTTTGAGCACCTATGCCATTTCTCCAAATAAAATCATGTGCCATATCACCATCTTCACCCATTAATTTGTCTAATTTATTTTGCAAATCTTTCAAACGTTTATCTGAGTTATTTAACACATATTCATTATCTTTTTCATCGCCGTAAAAACCCTCGTTTGCAAGTTTAATCCTTTTTCGTTCATTGGACATTTGCCCTTGGATATATGACTCTTGTTCGTCTTGTGGTAATGAGTCGAATATATCATCATCTTTGTCCTTAAACAAATGAGCAAAACCTGGGGTTCTTTTTAATATTCCTTTAAGCCATTTTGGTGCTTTGTCAAATGAATCCCGTATTTTTTTCTTAAACTCATCTTTCAAAATTTGCATCATGGATTTTTTTGGAACAGGGGTTCCGTTTGCATCTGTGTCTGGTTCTTCTTTTTGATCTAACCATGCCGCAACGGTATTCAATGCTATCTTTGTTGTGAATAATATGGTCGGTAGTGAATCTGATAGTTTTCGCATGCTGTCAGTTGCACTATCTCTACCAGTAAAAAATCCATACAGGGCATCCCCAAACATATATATTTTGGATTTTTTAAATTTATCCATTATCCATGAACCTATTCTTTGGAAGAATGTTTGCTTTCCAGCACGTTTAGCTTCTGCTCTACCTTCTTGGCCACCGTCGGCAATGTCTCTAATTGCTAGTAGTGCATCAATACCATATGATATCCCAGTTCCAATTCCAGGAAATAGGCTGGCAACACCCGATGCCAATTCTAAGAGTCCACCAACAGTATCACCACTTTTAAATCTTCCGACTGCAAAACCAACTGATATCAGGGCTCCAAGTATTGGAACACCTTTTATTGCCTTAAATAATTTGAGTATCTTTCCACCAACTTTAGCAAGTATCCCCTTTCCAGCCTTTGGAATAACCTTTGATACGACTTTACCAATGGTTCCTTTGAAAATTGAACCCAAACCTTTTACTATTTTTGTTCCAAATGTTCTTAATGGTGATGTAATAATTTTGATTAATGAGCCAATTTTTGACTTTAGGGTAATTAATAGTTCACTCCCTGCGGCTTTCAATGGGCTCATGGCCTTTATAAAATTTTTATTCTTGAGTAGTGCCTTAAATCCTTTAGTTAGTCTTCCAGATAATCCACCAGTAATAGTATTCAATAGTTTTGGTATAATGGTTTTACCAAATTTTGAGAATAATTTTTTTAATACTTTTGGAAATATTCTCAAGAATACTTTTTTAAGACCTTTCAAAGGGCCATTATCAAAAAATCCAGACAAACCAAATATAGCCCCACCAGCAATTAGTGCTGATGCACCAATAACAAATTTCTCAATAAAGGATAGTTTATTTGATTCTTTTTTATTAACTTTTTTATCATCTCCACCATTAAAAGATGTTTTCCCAAGTATCTCTAACAAATCCCTTTTGGCTTCTGGGGCAATATTTAATAGCTCAAATGTGCTGACTTTAGACTCACCAATATCTTTATATTTGGCCTTGCCATCACCCGCGTCATTTTTCAACTTATTTTCTGATTTATTAGATAATCCCAAATTAATAGATTCTAATAGATTAATTATTCTATTAACTTTATTGATCCGTTTATTTCCAACGTCATCCTTTGCTGTTCCTGCCAATGATTCTAATAGTGTAAGCTCTCTGCTTGGTGTGTCTGATTCATTTTTATCAACACCAAAAAAGTTGTCTTTAATACTAGTTATAAATTCTTTTAAGAATTCCCCATTTGTCGGGACTTCATCTTCTTGGGATATGCTTTGACCAAATTCTACTGTAGGAACCTTTATTGTATTAGTGTCTAACTCAACACTTATTCCCTCGGTGTTAATAAAATCATTATTTTGTAACTGCTCTTGTATTGCAGAATTTATAGATTTTGAAATTTCATCATTATCAATAACAACCTCTGAACGATTGATAACTAAGTTAGTATCAACTTTTGATATCAGCGGTTCAAGAATTTTAGTTTTTATAAGAGAAGACAAGTCATCGGATGATGTTAATGCCGTATTTAATAGCTCCATGATGTTGTCAGTGTTTAATACTGCCAACCCATCAACATCCAGATTAACGTGTGCTATATTGTCTTTTTCGTCCATAATTATCCTTTATTGCCCTCCATATTTATCCCTTGCGGGATATTATTGGACAACGCATCATAATTATTTACATTAGACTCCTGTTTATTGCGTTCATTTTCAAGCTGATTATTCAATAATATCAAATAATTCAACTCATTGAATGTTGTGTGATTAATGTCTGTTATGCTTAAATTTAGGTCTTTTATACCTTTGAAGTACAACTGGTTAATAGTCCTAAAATCCATATCGAATATAAATTTTAGGAAATCATAAAAAAATCAGCATTTAACTCCAATTGGTGTTTGAACTTTTCATCATTTAATGTGAAGTTCCATAAATACAAACCATCAAGCTGTGCTTTTACAACTTCAATGTATGTGATAACCTCTTTTAAGACTTTAGTACTCAAGTTACTTGTCACTTTAACACGATCACCAACACTCAACTCATCCCAATTGATTTCTAACACTTCACCATCATTTTTGGTGATTGTTACTGCACTAATGTATTTTATTATTTCATTTATAAACGCATTTCCAACGGCATTTTTAATATCACTCTCATCACTTTGTTCTGTGATGTCTTGATTTACTGCCGAATAGTATTTATTTGTTGCTCGTTCACTTGATAATTTCGGAACTTCACAAACAACTTCAATATTGCCAATTGAGATTGTTTTGGGATTATAATCAAACGATTTCATTTTAGTTTGAACTTCATCATATAGAACATTCAAGTCGATGTCGAATTTTATATCCGTATTATTCTTTGTTTTCAATGATGATTTAATAACTGCATCTAAACTATTAATTCGCAAACCAAGGGCAATAACCACTTTATCAATAATCGTAAAACTTAATGGATCGACGTCATCGACACAGTTTGCGCTAATAATATCTAATAATGTATCAGAAAAGTTAATATCCATTATAGAACGATCCAACATAGACTTAACAATATTTTTTTGCTGGGAGATTGTCATCTCCTTAAATCTTACATTTTCTTTAAGGCTTGGAATAAAGATATTGAACGCATAATTTGTTGTATTTTCGGCTATGGCGTTTGTAATATCCAATATATTTTTAGTTTTAGTCATAATTTCTCCTATTAAAAACAATTCTTTTAAGTAATTATTTATAGAACAGGAAAAATCTATAGATTATTATGACAATACTTGGAAAAGATATAGCAGATTTGCAAAAGAGTTTTTATGACTCATTGATTAGTAGTAGTAATGGTATGTCACTTTCTCAATTATGGTTAGTTGGGATCGACACTGGCAAAATATCAGAGATTGATGGTATCTTAAAGAAAGATTTGCCGAATTATGAGCCAAATATGGCATATCCACAGGCTTCCATTGGAACTGCTGATACTATAAAGTCGTGGTTTATAGGCAATTCATATTGTCAGTTGGCCAGAAGCGCACAGTTTCCTGGGGATTCTATAGATGTTTCGCGTGTGGGAAATGATCAATCTGGTCACATTAAGGGTGTTATTGGCAATGGTCGATCTGATATGCAAACTGCAACAATAACATTTTTAGAAAATAATCAGTCTTTTGCTGATACATTTTTAAGACCTTGGATGATCTATGCTGGCCATAAAAGCTTAAAATATTTTCCAATAAGAATACCAATTACATTGATTGCAATACAAAAAATGGGTTTCAATCTTCCATTTGTAATAAGAAAAAAATTTGTATTAAAGGATGCCGTTCCTGTTAATATTGATGCCGAGGAATTAAATTATACCGCAGACAAAGAAACATTAAGACAAGTTCAGTTTGCATTTTCAAGATATACAATAGAGGATTGCAATACAACCATTCTTCAAGCAAACCCATTAGAGGGTATTAACGCTCTAAAATATATTCTTAGCAAAGGCTACAACGCACCAACAAAAAGTGAATTGTCAGTACAACAAAAAGCAAGTCTTATTGATAGCGCACAAAACATTATTGATACATTGGCTGATACTGTTAATAAGATTGATGGAAAATTATCTTCTTTAGAATCAAATACATTATCAATTTTAAATAGTCTTGGAATGGATGGCGAATCAAAAGAAGTACAGCAACTATTCTCAAGGCTCAAAAAGAACACCACTCAAAAGGCCAGTTCTTTGGTTAATGATGCGTCTACAGTTAACAATGCGGTTAGAAGTGCTAAAAATGTTGTTGGGACGTTTACGGGCACTAATAACACCAATAACACGGCGATAGCCGTGGATAACGCGGTTGCATTGGCAAAAGAGTCAGCATCAACCACATCCACCACAACAAAAACATCTTCCCCATAATAAAAGCCCATCAAATGAATGATGGGCTGTAATTTGGTTTGGATATTTCTTAAATATCGTCTGTAATATCATCCATTGTATTTAAGCGCATTGCATAAGACTTGGCATCTTCAATAGCTTGGTCATAATTTCCAAAATTTAACAATGATGTCAAATCTTCAATAATGCTTGGATAGTCGTCACTATCAACATGTGCGTCAATTCCATCGCCACCAATATTGTACAATGCTATATCCAATAATTTAATAGCACTTTTTTCTGGGCCAATAGCTTGGACGAGTGATTTAATTTTACTAGATTCTGTCAACACCTCGGCCTTTGGGGTGTAATTTTCTTTGATCATATTCTCATAAATATTTTCTAATTTCATAATAATAAGTCCTAACTAATTTTGCATTTTTGAAAGAAATGAAAAGCGGTATAAAGTGACTGCCCAGCCTCTTGCCCTATCAAAAATTGTATTATATTCCTTTTTATGTAGTCTTGTTTCTAAATCGTCAATAACCTCTTGATAAATAAAAAACTCTGTACAATCTTCGGCACCCATTTGTATATCATAACTCTTAAACGCCATGTCTATTATTTCTTTGGCACCTTTTTCAATACCATTAGATTGTACCAGTTTTTCAATTTCTGAGGGTTCCAAAGTAACATAACCCTCACTGAGCATATTTTCATAAATGAGTTCTAATTCCATAATACACCTTTATTTAATTGCCCAAAGAAATTTTGAAATCAGCAGGTTCCCACCATTGATACGCCAATGTGACGTCAACAGTAACAGGTTGACCGTTTCCAGTTTGATCATATGCAATATCACCAACAGTTACGGGATAAATGCCGAACAATTTAATAGCACGGGCGGTATTTCCATCTCTATCATGTACAACCAATTTTCCAATTGACGAATCACTAACAGGCCCATAAGCACCAGTATTTCGTGTTTCTCCAGGAAATGCACTAAAAATAGAACTCTGCCAATTTACCAATTTTTCTCGGATGTTCAAATTCAAATCACATCTGAAACTAACCTGCCAACTTTCCGATCCAGGAAAACTCGCTGTCCCAGGAACATTGAAATTTACACCCATATATGGAACCTGTTGGTTATTAATCATATACCCAGGCAATACAGCCGTTGTGATATATACATTATCTGATTCTTCTAAAATCCCACCCAAGCTCAAAACACGCATTTGAAAGTTTCTTGAAAAATCTTTGTTAATAGCTTGTGTATAAAATCCACCTAAACCAAAACTCATTTTAATCTCCTATCTTAATCTTTATAAATATTTACCAAAAACACCATTTTTATTTTATTTGTGCCAGTGATTAATAATTATTTTTAATAAAAACAAGATTCCCACAGTCCCAGATTCTTCGGTATCCATTTAAGAACATATTATGATGCTCGGATAGACTACTATCAAAAGTTGGTAATATTTTAGAAAGTTTGTGTTTTTGGCATTCCATTCTGGATTTAATTTCATTGCCTTTATAGTAGAAATAATTTGGTGGTGATGTGTGGGTGTATTCAAATCCCAATTTATCATATAGATTCCCATTACTATATCGAAGGTTTGCATATGATATTATGGATTTGGGATTATAGTGTTTTTCAAAGTATGATAAAAGCTTTCCAGCACCACCGATAACATTATAACCACACAGACCACAATATCGAACCAACTCCCATTCAATTTTTTTGTCATATCTTGATTTAGAAAATGTCATGATTGACACTAGTTTTCCATCATGCATGAGACTAACACACACGGAACTGATGTCTTTTCCTTGTAGGTGATTGTTAATTAAAAACTTGTTTTTATCTGCTGTGGGGATGTCTTCCGTTACACTACATTTCCTAGCATATAATCTTTTTGATTTTCCTAATTTTGATGAAATCATAGATTTCCATATCTTCCTTTTTAATGGGTTTTTCCACTCATTTGAAAATATGTGATAAAGTGATACGGCTTTATCATTACATAATTTTGTTTTGTCTAAATGGTTTGTTCTATTGACATTCTCCTTTTTATGATTATTCATAATACCTGCCGTGATCCCAAATGAATGATAAAATAATCCGTTATATTCTATAGCAAATTTGTGCACTGGGATATAAATGTCCAATTCTTTTGGATAAATCACATCTGTAACATTTTCTTCTATTCCGACGTCTAATGCTTGAATAAAATCCTTCACTTCTTGCTCTTCTTTTGAAATGCCCTTATCACCGTAACACCCGCTACAATAGATATCACCAATCTTTCCATTGTTTAATAGTGGTGTTATGATTGTATTGCATTTATCGCAATGCAGTCTTAGACGTGTATTATTCAAACCATTAAAGCTTTCTTTTGGTGTTAATAATGTGAACCCTTGGGATTTAAGTAGATCGATAATATCATCATACATATTATCATTTCGCACTTTGCCGTTATATTCAACAAAACAGGCTGGACAGGATTTACTATAACCATATTTGTAATTTCTATATTTGGTTTTGGCTCCACAAATTTGGCATGCATGTGTTCCGTGTTTTAATATGTAAAACCGTTCACTCCAATGCAGGTCATTGGCATCAAATTGCAGTGTTTGTTCAGTATCCTTTATTATGCTACATAATATATCTATATTATTTTTTTTATGAGATTCGAGAATAAAGCGAGATTTGGTTCCTCCACGTGTTTTCGTTATCCTGCCATCAATAAAGGAAATATATGGTTTGTGTGTATATGCACCTGAAACATATGCACATATAAATGCTTCATGTATTTTTTTGTTTGCAGACTTTTTTGTTTTAGAAGATGATTTCCAAGATGATTTATTCTTTCGTTTGCATGAATTTTTATTACATGTTTTGTGATATCCACTAGAATAGGTTTGGAATTGTACAACAGAATTACAGAATTTGCACGTGGGCTGTGTTGAGATATTGTTCATATAACAATATATTATTTCGCTCGGTGATGATGCAAAATTGATTTGTGACTTCATATCACAAAACTCTGGCGATGTTAAAAATTTGTCTCTGCGAATTATTGCAGAGTTTAATTTCCCAGTTTTGGTGAATAATGAATCTAAAATATATTGTTTATGACTAATCATTGGTATGCTCCTTTAACTATAATTATACACAAACAAAAAAAAAGAGCAACAATTAAGTTGCTCTTTTTATTTTATTCTTTTAACGTATTATATTAATTCGCTAAAATCTTGGCTTGTTTTTGTGCAAATGAAGTTAAGCAAAATGAACTCAGCAACACGAACAGGCTTGATATAGATATCAACGATTAACTCGTTTCGATCAATAGAATCAGGCGTATTATTGCGCTCGTCACAAACAATTAAGTATTCGTAGATACCTTCGTTGTTCTTTGCAAACTCAAAGATTGGCTCCAAAGCACTTTTCAGACGTTCACGTGTAAATACTGTGTTTTGTTCAAACACGAAGTATCTAGCCACTTGAAGTGAGGCTTTTTCCAACCACAAGAATAATCTTCTAACATTAATTCTATCGAATGCAGAAGGTTTTGCTTGTAGGGTTTTTTGGCCCCAAACAACATAACCGTCATTAGGCCAGTATACCGTTGGATTAATGCCATTCTTATATAGCAAATCACGCTGTTTCAACGTAGGGTTGATACCAATGTCATTAACATTAGTTAACAAGCCACGTGTCAACCCTGCTGGTGCAAACCATGGGAAGAAATTAGTATCGGTATCGATCATCTTTCTAGCCATCCAACCAGACGGTGGCATCCATACAAACTTCCCAGTTGCCTTGTCATTAGTCTTGAACCAGTTAGCATAGGTACACGCATAGTTCGTATTGGCAAACCCAAAAAGGTTTTTAAGAGGCCATAGGATGTGCTGAGAATAATTTTTCTCTTTATCATCCATGACTTTCATAGTGCCATTACCCTGAACAAAGATGTATCTTAGTGGATCGGCAATATACAAACAATCTTTTCTTGTATACTGGCAGAATTGATTGAAAACATTAAAAATGGTTTCATACAAATCTTGCGCCTCGGCAGACGATCCAGTTTTTTGATCCAACAGACCGTCCGAATCCTTATCAAATCTGTGGTTATTCAGAATACCATTAACAAATTTGGTGTCATCGAAGTTTTGGGCTGTTTGGGTGTAGTCATATGAATTTGTAGTCTCTGCTGGCCAGTTGGCCATATCCAATTTCATACCAGTCCAAACAGTCCCCAAACCACCTTCTGGAACAAGGTCAATACGAAGTAATTCATTGTTTTCAGCTAAAGTAAAGGCACGTTCCAATTTCATAGGAAGGTTTCCAATATACTTATTGCTTCTTGAGAAACAAGTACTAGCTTCACCAATGGCATATAGATTATCACCAGATTTTATGTCCTTATAACTACTCCCCATCGAACGCAACAGGTTGGAATTGTACGCTGGGAAATATTCAGACTCATCATCTTCAATTGGTTTGGATGATACTAATCTAGCTGGTCGATATACACGAACGGCTTTCAATCTTTCTTTTTTCTGAATATCGACCCATGGAGAACCTAGTCCATTGTCATTTCCTGTAATATTAGGATTAAGGAAAATTTCAAAATTCTTAGAATTGTTATTGACAACATCCTCTAAAAAGAAATTACTGCTAGAACCGCTTTGGTCTACAATAGTTCTACTATAATCAAAAGAACCAACATATGTTTCATACAGCATAGAGTCTAGTACTTTATCCTCGGATGTGTACAATGAAGGTCTGGCCTTAAAGATTGACAATACAACGCTATCAGAATAGCCGTCGGCACCATATTTTGTAATATTAAAATCTGGAACAGATTCTACAATTTCAGAAATACTACCTTGATTACTACTTTCTGTTCCTGTTAATGTGAATGCCAAACTTGATTTGTTTAAGTCCAACCATTCCGTGGAATCAATAGACGTAGTAATACTTTTCATGTTTTTAAGACTATCATAATCAGAACGTCTTTCCATTTGAGTATTATCGGCAATCCCAACATAATATCCAGCGTATAAGTCATCAATGGCGGTTTTTTGCTTATTAACAAGAATCATGCCAGCATAACCAAGACCACTTAAATCTGCCATAGTGGTCACGTCAAGTGATTCTGGCAATCCTGTTTTCCAAGAAATTGCACCTTGTTTAATGTCATTATATTGCGAATCTGAAAGGGAAATATGATACGGTTCACCAATAAAATAATTGTTGGCTGTATCAAATTTTTGATGGTGCGTTTGTGTGGCACTAGTGTCACAAGTTATGGTGGCACTCAATGGGCCGACAAAATTCTTATTATTTGTCAATGAACCCAATGTAACATTAAGGACTGTGTACGTTTCTCCAAGTGCTGTGCCAACTTCTTCGACAAGTGTGTATGTTCCAATCAAATTAGCACCCCCAGGGTTCGATTGTGCTAAATTGCCATTACCATCTCCGTATAGGCGGGTTCTTATAAATGGGCCAATTGACTGTGTATAATTACTTGGATCACCATCGTGAAACGTGTGAAAATGACCACTAAGATTAACGGCCAATGTAGATTCATCAAAAATCTGTGTTTTATAGCCCTGAATGTTTTTAGAAATATATCCCTTTATATTTAATGTTGACGACATTCTATCAGCACTTGGCAAGCGGGTTTCTGTTGCCGCGTCAAATTGTTCATCATATAATAAGGTATCTGCAACCGAGGTATACATACTACAAACATTTGCCATCAATGTTTCATTTTTAATGATTTCTGGTAGCATAGGATAAACCAAAGCACTATACTTATTTGTAAACCCTTCACCAGAACCAGAACCATATGGCAATCTTGTTGTTAATAAATTCCCCTTTGAATTTAGAACTTCTTTACATGTAGTATAGAAGTAACGTTCAGCGGAATTGGTTGGCAGACCATAAATCTGTTCTAATTCATCTGTACTAGTGATATTAATCAATTCATCAGTTGGGCCTTGTTTGGCATAACCTACAGAAAAGATTGTTGTCCCTACTGGTAGTTGAGTATTAAATGACAAATCAATTTCATTGATTTCTACTCCTGGACTCTCTAATGTTCTCATGTTTTCTCCTTAATAAAATTCACTTTATAAATATTTATATATATTAAGGAAATGCAGACTAATTTTATGTTAATCTATAAATAATTAGATGAGGTTTATATCCATTTGGTTGAAAACAAATGAAAAATGGCATTTCAATTGGCTGTCATCTCTGTAATTATATGATAGTTGTCCCAATTTAGTCAAAAACGCATATTTGAATGTGAATTTTGTAGTTTCATTATTATATTCATCAAGGCCAATAATTTTTATGTCAGTAACGTAATCATATTCCGTTTCTGGTAATAGTTTTGGTTTACCGTCTGGAAACACATCTTTGCTGGCATATAGTCCAGATGTTTTATCATTATATAGATTTAACCATTTTTGAAGTATCCAGTAATTCTTATATTCATTATCAACTTCAAAACTGCAAACCACTGGTGGGTATGCTGGCCTGTCATATGATGTTATATTGTAATTTTGCCCGTAAATATGTAATGGATGTTCTGGCACATTTATTTCTGGGATGGTTGCATCATACAATGAAAACTGTATTGAGTCTAAATTTATAAGCTCTTCTTCTCGTTTGGAGGTTGATTCCAAATGCTTAAAAATTGTGGGAATATTCATCACAAATCTAAACTTATCAGAACGGCTTTTATTTAATGACGCCTGTATTGTTGGTTTTGTTATTGTCATTGTGCAACTATACTCCATCCATTGTCGGTCATTTCATCAACACCATTTTTCTGACTACCCTCATTAATATTTAGGAAATTTGGTAAAGGCGCATTCATATTTTTTTGATAAAACGGGTCTAGTGGCAAATAATTGTCATTCTCAACAACTAATTTTTTTATTTTGAGGGGTTTGCCATTTTTATCATACGATATAACCTCAAAATACTGGGTTATTAATTCGTCGATAAGAATTAACAGAGACCAAATCAAACAATCAACACGGTCATCCCAGATATTTGTCCCTTTACGTTTTTTCCATGTTCCGTTTGGATGTTTAATAAACGTTTTAAATTCATTTATTGTTCCGATATCATTTAATGTTACTGCTCTTAATGTGTTTACCCAATATCGCATATTCGTTACACCAGTATATTTTGTGTTTGTATGGGAATACACACCTAAACGAATTTTTTGTGTTGGGTCATATGAAACTAAATTTGGATAGTGGTGAACTATGTTTAATAGTGATAACACTTCACCGCCGCAATTATTTCTTTCAATTAGAAGTGGTGCTTGTCCCCAATGATTTCCAATTCTATTTAACACTTCTGCAAAACAAGCTGGGTCTATCATATTGTTATGATAAGTTGCAACTTGTATTATATTCGTTAAATCTGTTAAATCTAACACACATGCAGTTGATGCCGCTTGGCCAATACCTTCACCAACATCAACACCAATGGCGTAAATTCGATCCTTTTTGGGGGCTTTCCAAATTTTATATTTGTTATTCTCATAACTATATAATGGATCAGCACACTTTGCTTTTAACTCATTCAACAACTCATTATCAACTGCGGTTTCGCCTGTTTCTAAAAATTCATTTTCAAATTCTTGCTTAAATAATACTTCATCATTATTCAATGCTTGTAACATTGATTTTTTCCAACGTTTATCACGACCTGGAATTTCGTCCCAATTAACTTTTTCATGCGCCCACTCATCTAAATCCCCACTTTCAGAACCAGAAAATATTTCATGAAATTTATTTCCTGTTCCGTTTGGTGTTGAAACTGCAAATATTTTTGTTTTTTTACTTGAAGAAATGGCAGGAATGACCGACCCCCAAAAATCTTCCATTAAATGGGGTTGAATATATGCCATTTCATCTATCATCAAAAGATTCACAGATTCACCACGAACAGCACTTCCTGTTGTTGTGCTAATTGCTATACTAGAACCATTTGCAAAGATAACTTCTGTTATCCCCCATTGGTCAATCCCAGGTTTTAGCCAGTTTGGAAGTTTTTTATATGCGGTTTTTATTCTTCTAAGAATATTAATAGCAGTTTTTTCTTTATTGGCAACAATAACAATTCTTTGATCTTTATTAAAACATGCAATCCACATTGCATATATGGTCATAAGGGTGGTTTTTCCAAATTGGCGAGATGTGCAAACTACAACGAATCTGTTTTTTGACATTTTCTTTAAGACTTTTTTTTGTGGCCCATAAAGACTAATTTTTTGTTTCCCCTCATCCAAATTAATAATATAAAAATAATTTTCTGCAAAATAAAGAATGTTTTTATCGCATTTTGTAATTTCATTTATCTTTTCAGGTGTCCATTCAATTTCAGCATTAGCCTTTGGCAATCTCTTATCTTTTAAGTATTGCTGGTTTGTTGGTAAATCATCATTTAAGCTTGATTTGTTGTGTATATTGTCATTCTTCATGAAATTATTTACTTTAAATGTGTAGTAATTAAATAAATAGTTAAAAATAACTGGAGAATTTATGAAAAATAAAGATTGGCAAGATGAGTTGTTTGATTTGTATAGTAACGGCGTCCTAACTGAAAGTAAGGGTGGGGATACTACTGGCAAATCTGGAAAAGTTAAATCAGATGTTAAAGTTGGAAAAAGCTTTGATGGTGCAGAGAAAGAAGAACCACAAACTGGAACTAAAAGCCCTGCTATGAAAGATGTAAAAAAATCAAAAGAAAAGAAAACTAAATTAAAGGAGAGTGCAAGAATGAAAAACGAATCTTTTGACGATCTTTATGATAAGATTTTAAGTGAAGATGTTTTTGATCAAGATGAAAGCGCGGTTGAACGTAGTGACGCTGGTGAATTTAATGACGATATGGAAGACTTCCCACCAGAAGGTGAAGACGATGGCGTGGGCGATGAAGTTGATGTTGCAACTGAATTGAAAATGGTTATCGACACCCTTTCAGATATTGCTGAAAGAATGGGTGCCTTTGATGGTGAAGAAGAAGGTGAAGAAGAAGGTGATGGGTTTGGTGGAGAAGAAGGTGGCGAAGGGTTTGAACCTGAACTAGAAGAATCTGTTCAAGTTAAACTTCAAAAGCTTAAATCATCAGTATCAAAGCTTCAAGGTAAGAACAACAAAGTTGCTTCAAAATTTAAGGCTACTGGTGGAAAGGCCAAAAATGTTGGCCCTGGAAAAGGAAAATGCGATGGAAAGATCGAAAATCCTGGAAAATCTAAGTTTAGTCCTACCATGTCGGGCAAAGCGAATGGAAATTCACCAGCAAATAAAGCAAATGCAGATTTGTTTTAATATATAATTAAAAATTCATTAAATGGGGATTGGTTTAGAACTGATCCCCTTTTTTTATAAATACTTGTAAAGAAATACGAGGAAGAAATGAAACAAGAATTAGAATTAATTTATGAAAATATGTTAGAAGATCGTTTTAATGAAGATCAGCCATTAAATTCTGATAATGAGGGGCAGTCATTTGATGATGATTATATTACACAAGCTGGAAGAACTGCAAGACCATGGAAAAGCACCGCTGTGTGCAAAAAAGCAGTTGAATATATTTCTGAGGGAGATAAAGTTTTAGATTATGGTTCTGGGCCATTTCAAAAGATCAGACCAACTATTGAAGCTTTAGGTGCAGAATATATACCATTTGATAGATATAATAATATTGGGTCTATGAATGATTTACATAATAATGATCTTGTTATGCTTAGTAATGTATTAAATGTTGCAGTAAAGGCTAGTGATCCAGAAAAGGTTTATTATAATATTCTACATGAAGCTATTGGTGCGGCAAAAACTGGTGGAATACTAGTTGCAAATATTCCAAAAATTGGCCCAATGGCTGATTGGATGACTGTTGAAAAGCTTGAAAGTGATATGTCTGAATTTTTTGGTCATATTAAAGCATGGCGCAGTGGTGTAGTTGTTGGTTTAGACAAAATATAAGTTTGGGGCGATATGAGGTGCAATTCAAATAATCCATACGGAAACAATTATAGGGTTCTGAGAAAATCTACGAACTTAAATGAACGTAGATTGTTCCAAAGCTATTGGCAAGAACTTGTGAATATATATGGGACATATATTGATTATTATACTGATATGTATTCGCTGACATCTCATGATTCCTTTTATGGTGAAGATACAACCGCGCCATATAGCAAGCCAACTGGTCTTGTTTTGTTGGCAGAATTTAATAATGACTCATTACTCTTATCTAAATTCGGCATTCAAACAGATGCGGATGCAACATTTATTATTCCGATCCTAACATACAGAGAAACATTTGGCCCAAATGCTGAACCAAAATCTGGGGATTTAATTCGTATGACTGAACTGGGCCTAGACCGCCCAGGAGGTCTTAACGATATGAATACTATAACTGCTATGCCAACTGCATGTGACGAACGATTTGACCCCTTAAAAGCAGTTTGTCGGGAGAATTCCGAGGACGGTGCGGTTGTTGATTGTCATACCGACGAACAATTAACATCAGAGTATGATGATTTGAATAATTTTAATAATTTATTGCGTGGTGCTCCAGTGTTTGAAATAACAGAACGCCGTGATGAAATTTTGAACATGCAATACAATTCATTACTAGGACATTATGTTTGGATTATACATGCCAAACAATATGATTATAGTTATAGACCAGAGGCACCAAGAACTCCTGGGTCAGATCAAGTTAGTGATGATACATTATATGGTAAATTGTCTGGTGACAATAATTCAAATTGGGCAGAGAATCCCAAACTATACGAACAGAATACTGAAAAACAAAGTAATGAAATCTGGGATTATGATATGCATTCAAATAGTAATGACAGTGTATATGGTGAATACTAATGAAAATTACATTTGAGAAATTATTTAATGAAATGGCCATTGGTCGAGATAAGGCCGAAACATTAAATGTTAAAAAACGCATACCAAATACCGATGATGTTAAGGTTGCTATTAAAAACTCTGGTGGAAAAATTGAAAAAGGCGGGGTGAGTATTCCAGTAACAAGACGCCAGAATAAAGATCAAGTGGACGAACAATCATCTAGGAGTTGTGTGTATTACTTGCCAGCAAAGACCAAAAACAAATATACGGGCAGTGGTTTTTATGGTGGATCATATCATGTTGAGCAAGAGATATTTGTAAAAAGGCCGTTTGTTGTTAAAGGCTCAACTGGTGGCTCTGTTCCAAAAAATGCACTAATTAAGTTGACAAAGGATAAAAAAATCTATACAAGTATTCAAAGCGATGCAATGAAAGTTATTTTTAAGACAATACAAAATGAACCTGCATCAGATGTTATTTTAGAACTTGAGAAGGTATTGAAACAATATGGCGGCAATGTTCCCGATGCAAGCAATATGTATTATACTGCAAAAAAGGTTGGTGGAAATTTTTTAATTATGGCAGTCTCAGAAAATATTGCGGCAAACAATATAAGAAATGCTGGCTATGACAGTATTCTGGGTGTGTCATATACCAAGCAGAAAGAACCATTTTTGGGAGAAATTATAGATTTGAGAGAAATTAGCTATCCAAGTCAAGAACAATCGGGTGATATCCATCCAAGCTATTATTAAAAAGATGATATTATGCTAATAGAAAAATACAACAAAGTTTTAGTTCCAACTAACTTAAAATCAATTCAACGTCTTATTTCACAAATTGAAGCAATGGCGGCAATTTCAACTGATATTAATGAGTATGATAATGGCGAAGGTTTTAACTCTCCCCATTCTAAATTCTATTTTTATGAAGGTGGAAATTCTATAACATATAATAAAACTGTTCCAATTGAAGATATTATTGAATGGTTGAATATCCTCAACACATATAAAAATACTCAGATAAGTGGTTATGACGATTATAGCGCCGCTGAGAAGTTGTATGATGCGTCTAAACAAATGGATGATTTGGATAATACTATTGGTGGGCTAGTTAAATCTGCGGGTGTTAAAATACATGGGATCATTTGAAGACTTTTCTAATGAAAATTAAAGAAACTTTCAAAGTTATCTTTTACAGGAGTTTTATGATTGGTAGCCTCGGCTACCGCCGTGTCCCAAGTGTGTGTGTTTAGATTTATTTCATTATTTGAAACCCACGACAAAATACTAGATACTTGGGGCAATCGTTCTTGTATTGAATTACTTTTATTTTCAGACAACATAAATTCATTGTCATTTTTTAACTGTCCAACAAACCAATCAACGTGCTCATTAAATGTATCTTCACACAAGGCGTTGATTGTACTTTTACAAATCCCATAGTTTGCACACTCTTGCTTAAATTGGGTTTTTAAGGAAACCTTGTGGTGCTTGAGCATCCCTTCATAAATTATACCAATTCTATCGTGCATATCTATCCTTCATAAATTAATACGTATAATTATTTACTTAAATTACACAGTATAATGTATTTGTATAATAAATTATACGTCACAGCGATCAATTTTCACCACATATGGGAAGCGTGGAATTTGTTTGTCTGGTGTTAGGTTAAAATACTTAACCGTGGCCATTTTTCCAATGTAATGATCCTTATCAATAAGAATCTCTTTTAGGCGCTCATGCTTCCCTTTGATGCTTGCATTAAAATAGTGTCCACTTTTGGACATAAAACGCATTTTTGCGGCCATATTAGCCTTATTTCCCCTGCCGTGGTGAATATCCAGTATTTTGTATTCTTCATCGATGAATTTTTTATATTTTAGAAGACTATTAGAGCGTTTGTTGTGATACTTGTCATTAACACGAATAATAGCCCCCTCGTAGCCATCTTCTAAAAAACGATCAAGGTAATCATCAATTTCTTCATAAGAATTTGCCTCATACGTTGGCACTAGACGAACGGCACTGTGCATTTCTGGGTGTTCATCATAGAATTTCTTAAATGCAAAAAATCTATCAGAAAATAAATCACTTTCATCATAAACACCAAATTTTGGAACATCATAAACATGATATTGAAGAACGTCTGTGATTTCCATAACATCTATGATGGATAATTTCTTTTTAACTACCAAAGATTGGATTTTACTGAAATCATTATTCAGTTCGTGGTTATATAGCTCACCATCTAATATAGCCAGCTTATCTAATTCAAATACAGGCTTCAATAAGTCTTGAATGTGGGCAGTAGATTGAAATGTTTCGCCCTTCCTAGACCGACAGCAAGAAAAATTCGATACACAACGTATTCCGTCTAATTTTCCTTGAATATAACATGGGAATGTTAGTTTGTCTTTGTAATCCTCATACTTTTTTGCCAACATTGGTTCATAGAACATATCTACGTTGTCCACATTAGTAACATCCACGGTGTAACCCGTTTTTAATTTTTTGTCCCATTTAGACTTAGCCTCTTTGATGGCTTGTGTTTCTGGTGTGGTTTCATTGGCCCTGCCAACATTTTTAGCTTTGCATTTTGTGGGATTGGATTGGGTAATCTTTCCACCCTGCTGACCCTCTTTAGTAAAATATGCACCACCGTCAATAATGATTTCCCATGTTTGAATTGCACCAGTTTTAGTTCGCTTGTATAGAATGTCCATAGTATACTCCAATGTGTTTATTAATTTATCTGTGCCAATAATAGCACAATCAAATAAATAATCAAGATAAAAATAAAAAAACGGTGATAAATTAATATCACCGTTTTGTTTTATTTTTTATTTTAATTGTTAGGACATGGTTAATGTCTCAATTAGGAAGTCCCACCCAGAAGATGATGGCTTTCCAGTAGAACCATCAAATGATTTGGTGATTTCAACACTGTGACCATCACTAAATGTAAACTTAATAATATCTTTTAAGTTTTCAATGTGTGCAATTTGATGTGTTTGGATTATATTCTTTTCAAATATCAACCATTCTGGTGGTCTCTTAAACATATCTTGTTGCGTTTGAATAACCTCATTATAATCTTTGATCTTATCTTTGATGTTATTCAAATAATCGTCCATATTCTTCTTGGCTTCCTCTGTCATAATGGGTTCGCCCGTTTCTGGGTCAAACACAATGTTGTCGGGGATTCCCTCTACATTCGGTATTCCGTTTGCTTTTTCTTCCATTTAATCATCACCAACTTGCTTTTCATTCGTTTTAATGGAGTCCATAGTGTCGCCAATTTCCAATTTAATGTCTTTGATTTGTTCATTATAATCTTTATTTGCAGACTTCTTCAAAGCTGTAACGCTTGACAGTTCATCTGTCAATCGTACCAATTTGTCTTTTAACTCTGATGTTTCACTACCCATAATACTTACTCCTCTTCTTCTGTTTTTGTGTATGTATTTACTGAACGGTTTTTGATAAACTCATCCAATAAGTTTTGTTCAAATCTAATCCATCGTGCACCCTGTTTTATGCAGGCAACATCCCCAGATCGCACCCACCGCAATAGCGTCTCTCTGCAAACTCCGATATAAACTGCGGCTTCTTTGACATTTAATAGTGTATTGTTTGATTTGATTTCTTCATCTTTTTGCAATGATGCTATTATTTTTTGCTGTAGATCATCAGACAGACTAACGGCCAACTCTATAATAAGATCGGCTTTGGCTGGGTTTGTTAGTGTATTCTCTATTACTTCTTTTATACTTATATCACACGTGCATGCCATTGTATTCCCTTTTATTTAATTACTGTTAATCAACACCAATTCAAGTTATCACAACAGAATTAAAAAGCAAATAGTTATTGCATTTATTTTCAAATGTAGTAATATGCTTAAACAAATTCGGAGAGTTTATATGAAAATCAAACCAAAAAATAGAGGAATGTATGCCATCAAATCTGGTGATAGGCAAGGTGGTTTTATTGTATTCATAAAGAAATATTTCACAAAAATGGAATACGCCTGTTTATTTATGCCCGACCCAATGGAAGCTATTTATTTGTCAAAAGATGAAGCAAATAGTATGATCCAAACAAGAAAATTAGATTTTGTTAAAAAATTGCCAGTACAAATATATGAAATTTGTCAGGCAAACTATGAGCATTATAAATTATAAGGGAAATGGATGAAATATATATTAATAGATGGGTCGAACATTGAATATAGAAACTTCAACATATTAAACCATAATGGTGGAAACACCATGTTGACGTCTAAAGGCATAAATGTTAGTAATGTTAATGCGGTTCTTTGGAGTGTACATAAAGTGTGCAAATTGCTGGAGGGTGATAAAATATTTGTGTGTTTTGACAAAACCATTTCAGATAAATCAAATTTCAGAAAGGATTTATTGGATGGCGAGTATAAAGCAAAGCGTAAGAAACCAGACAATATCCAAGAATTATATGATCAAGAATTGATAATCACTAAAATATTGAAGACAATGGGTATTCAGGTGCTGTTCCCATATAGAATGGAATGTGATGATATTATAAGCTGGTTGTGTGATACATTGGTTGGTGATAAGGTCATTGTATCTAATGATGGTGATTTTAACCAACTAATACGCAATGATGTTGAAATTTATAATCCTGGAAAGAAGTGTATAATCGATGTTGCTAATTTTGAAGACAAAGTTGGTGTTAAATTGCAATACTTCAAAAAATATAAGGCAATTATGGGTGATGCCAGTGATAATATTGTCGGTTTGCGGGGATATGGGAAGGTTCGTGCTAAAAAAATGTCAGAAACTTGGGATGATGCAAACATTTCTGACGAATATAAAGAAATTGTTGAAAGAAATCTTAGAATCATTGATTTACACACGGGATATGGTGAGTACCCAGAAGAAGTCAGTTCATATGAAACTCAACTGTTCGATCAATCCCATGTTAGATATGCTGGCAAAATTTTTAAAAAAATATGCAATAGATATGAATTGCATTCGATTGTTAACCGCATATATGAATGGCGGCCTGTGTTTAATGTGCCAAAAGAAGAAAATGAATTGGCAAAAGCACTAGGATTCTGTTGATAAATGTGGGATATTAAATAAATAGTTCAAATATGGAGAAATTATTATGTTATCTGGAAATATTGAAAATAGACCAATGGGATGTAATTATTGTGGCAGTGGCCCATGGAATGGGCGGGAATCTACACGAAAAGAACGCACAGAATTGATTACAGAATGTACGTGGGTGTGTGGTAGATGTGGTATGGTTATCAACCAAGGGGTAATTAAACGTGAAAAAATCAACACAAAATAATGTTTTCACTAGTGTTATTGAAGAAGTGTTTGGTGGTGCTAGTGGTGGTGGGTCTGGATCATTTACATATGCACAGCAAACTGGTGCTATGAGTTGGAACAATAGACCGTCACCAGCACACAGAGCGTCTACGTCAGACTCACTGGGATATAACATTAAAGATATCGCAGAAGAAGATGAAGTTGCTCACGAAGCCCCAAAGGTTAAACCGTTCCCTTTAGACAATATTGATGAATTGCTTGTAGACGCATATTTGGCACTCTGTGCTACAAATGAACAGTTGAAAATGTGTATCAAGAGTAATGGTGCGATAAACACCGAAGACAATAAAGAAGCTAAAAAAACGCTAAAAAAACAATATACAAAAATCGAACAGTTAAAAGAAGAAATCAAAAAAGTATCAAGTCAAATTGATATTGTTGTGTTTTAATTAAAGTAATAAACCCTAAAAATAAGAGGTATGATGGATAACCTAAATGGTATTAAGTTGCGTGTGTTTAAGTTGAATGAAACAAAAGTTCGGATTCAATTGGATTTAAGCACAATAGATTGTAGAGAGTTTATAGATAAAACAAACTATGGTTCTGATCAAAATATAATGTTTAATAAAATAATAATAGATAAAATCAAACAGGACATTGGAGACTGCTTAAATGAACAATAATATCAAATACGCGATTTTTAAGTCATTATTTTTAACAACTATCATCTCTATAGGCTTTAGTGGCATATTCGCAATGGTGTATACAAGATTGAATATCCCATGGGCAATTGGTCTTGGATTTGTTGTGGTTTGTGTTTTGCAGTATTTAATAAGTGCACTGTCACAAAAAGAAGTCATTGTTCAAGAAACTGTTGTTGCCGAAAATACTATCAACACCGCAATGTCATGCGCATATTGTAATAAGATTAGTAGTGTCAATGTTGATATGAATGGGGATGAAAGTGTTTATGTCTGCCCTAACTGCAATCAAACAAACCGTGTTATGTATCAATTCATGACAACAAGAATAACAGTGCCTTTAGCTGAAACTACCACACACCCCCTAAAAGAGGTTAATATCGATGGAAGCGAATAAACACGACCCGTTTACAAATGTTGCAAGTTCTTCTATTCCATTAAATAAACCAAAAGAAAAAGAAGAACAAGTATTAAAAATAAAAGAAAATATCTTTGATTTTATTGAGAACACGGATATGAAAAATTACAGTGTGTTGGATACTGGGTATAATCTTGGAAAAATAAAGCCTGTATTCCAAACACCAAAAATGTGTTTAGACCAATTCATACGGCATTATACGGAAACAATTTCAAAAATATATGCAGAATCATCTGAGGTCAATCCAAATATTGTTAACATATTAGATAATTACAATTCATTAACTAAAATCTTGACAAGTACAATGGAAGCTGATAATATATCAGACGTAAATTCAAAACAAGTCATTTTGTATTTGATTGGAATATTAATAGCGTATTTAGAGGATGAAATTGAATATGAGTAAAATTACAGAAACAGTTGAAGCAATGGACGTCGAAACACTATCAAGATATGCGTCATTGTTTGAGGCAATTGATTTGATAGACATGAATTGTAAAAAATATAAAACAGACTTCAAAAAAATTAAATTTAATGTTGTTGGATTAAAGAAATATGTAAATGATACACATAAAAATCATGCAAAACGGTTGCAGGATGAACACCTTAGCCAAAAATTACAAAAGATTGGATACTAATGATATACATTGTTGGACATAAATTCCCCGTAACAAAAACGGGCAATAACATGATAAATAAACGCATTGAAAAATTAATCAACGCATATGGTGGAAAATTCCAATATGATGTCACGTATAGTGTCCACCATATATCAAAGACAGATGATAACAAAGTCAAATATCAATTCCTAAGCAATATGGGAGAAATGTTTGACTGTGATTTTGTATCTGTTGGGGACGCTGAAAGAGTTATTTCAACATTATCAAATAAAACAGATGAGTTGGGTGCTATGAGAGCGGCCATTATGAAAAACTTGGCAAGCTCTTAATCACCTTTAACATCAACAGTATTCATTTTACCAATATAAGATGCTAGATTTCGCATGGAATTTACGTTCCTGTGATTTCTGCCATCCTTATATAAAGCATTTATCTTCTTGAGAAACTTTAAATAATAATACTTCTCAAGTAATTTATAAACAACGTTCTCAGGTAAATTGTTACGACTACCAAGCTCTTTGATCTCATGAGGGGTTAACCGTGTGTTAAATGCGTCTTTGCGTGCTTGCAAAACGTTCTCATAGGTATTAGATAAACTCTTAATGTTCTCTTCAATGTTATCAAGCTTAGTCTTAATCAAAGATCGAAGCTTAATAGTCTTACTCTGACCCAAAGACTTAATCTCAAAAATATCAATCAAATCACGCTTCAATTCACCAGTGTCAATATCAATGCTACTAACGGTATCAAAAAACTTCCCAGCAATTTTGCTGATATCTGGATCAACTTCGGCATCACTTTTAATCCAACGCTCATTTACAATATCATAAATAGCATCAAATTTATCATCGGGAATATCATCAAAAGAAATATAATAATTAATAGGATGGGTAGTGCCAGTAGCAAGCTCTCCATTATACTTCTTAACCCAATGAAGTAAATCGGCCCTCATCATCTCATCAACGCGTTCCTTGTCAACAATTACATTAACATCAATATCGCAAGCCTTACTATACTTCTTAGTTAAAATACTGCCAACCATATAAAAATCAAGAATGTTTACAAAACTCCCAAGACTATCAAGCTTTGTAAGGATTTGAGCCTTAATAGAATCTTGAAGAATAGGCTCACCACCATCATCATAAAATTGGAAAACAGTAGGGTCTAAACTATTACGACTAATGTTAACAATAGACTCGGAAATAACAGTATTGAAAATCCGCATAAAAATTAACCTCTATTGTTTTCTAACCACTCGGAAGTCATGTCAGTTATTACTTCGGTTAATTTAGTATACAATTCAACGTTTTTTTCTAATTCAGCATTCTCACGGGTAGCTTGTAATGTGTGGATGTTGTATTCAGTAACATCTAAATCATCAATCTCAAAACCACTAATAAACGTGTACTTACCATAACCCGTTTCACGGTTGTAATCAGAATCATCTCCAATGGTGTATTGACCACTAAGGATAACACTATAAAATCGATCAGGACGCCCAACATACTTACCATCTAAATCATCAATTTCATGGGAAAACTCTTCCCTACTATCAAATTCAGCATCAACAGAACTGTAGCTCTCCTGAATAATACTACGGCATAAACTATCAAAACTCTTTTTCATATTAAATAAACTCCATTCAGATAAAACTATTTACAATGCAATATAAGTATTTATAGAAAACCCTTGAATATAACCAAAATTTATGTATAATCAAAATTAATTAAACCACTATTAAAATGGATGAGGAAATGGTGTGAAAAAATTCTATGATACGAAACTCAGGGGAGCATTGCAAGCAGTGTGCGACGTTAGCACACAGAAAGGCAAGAGAAATAATGGACGAGAAAAAAACGGATGAAGACATACACAGACTCGAATTTCTGAGCGACCAAGTGCGAAAGGGGATTCCTGTATCATTTACGGAGGCGATAGAGGTGGTTGATTATCAATCCAGTCTGCCAAAGAAAAACACGCTACTGGTGAAAATTAAGGAGTTTTTTTGCATTTACAACTAACAAAGATCAACGACATGAAAAATTGGTGGGAGCAGTATCCAAAACTTAGCGCAAACAAATTTTTGTACGAAAACAGCGGCGCTTGCAACAGGGAAAGTTGTTACAAAAAAAGGAACATTATGAAAATATCATATAAAATTGCAAGTAAAATTGAAACAATTAGAGTATTCTTTAGATATGATATCATATATGGTATCAATAATTTGAGAATGTGGTTTAAAATCATATGGAATGATAGAGACTATGATTATATGTTCCTAATGATATTAATAAAATTTAAACTAAAAAGAATGGTGAAATTATTCAAGGACTCAGGTGATACATATGTAGGACAAGAAAAAGATGTAGAAAAAATAAACCTTTGTATCAACCTAATAGAAAGAATCACTGGGGATGTCTACCATGATAAAATATTTGTGAACCATGAAAAAAAATGGGGAAAATTAACAATCAAGGATAAAGGTAAAGGTAAAAGGCAAATCAAAAGAGAAAACGTCCACACAAAAGATGATGAAAAATTGGAAAGAAGCCAGTCTAAAAGATTATATGCAGATCAGGCCGTATTAGAAACACAAGATCTTAAACTCCTATATAAAACCCTACTAAAAAATATGATAAAATGGTGGATATAATAAATGACGCAAGTATTTAAAAATCCGCTCAATGAAAATGTCTGCTCGGTAGTAAACATTAAAAATACAGAAGAATATGACGTATACATCGGAAGACCTTCAAAGTGGGGAAACCCATTCAAAGGAAACGGAAGAAATAAAGATATAGAACTATACGAAAATTATATAAGTAAATCAAAAAAACTTATGAATGATCTACAGGAACTAAAAGGGAAAACATTGGGGTGCTTCTGTAAACCAAAAAAATGCCATGGGGATGTATTAGTCAAACTTGTAAATAATAAATTTTTTTAATTTTTTTAATTTAAATTTTTTTTATAATAGAAAATTTGTTGTCCTTAAAAAATTTAATTTTTTTTAATTTAAATTTTTTTAATTTAATTTTTTTTAATTTAATTTTTTTTAATTTAAATTTTTTATAATTTTTTTTTTTTAATTTAATTTTTTTTAATTTAATTTTTTTTAATTTTTTTTTTTATAATAGAAAATTT